TGAGAAAATATTCTCAAATTACTGGCCTGGTTCTGGCGCGGACTCAGATTTCCCCGTCAAAGCCTTTTTGTACGATGATCCAAATCAATTGTTTGTAATTGCAACATCTAATGTTGTAGCTGCGGCAAATACTGAGGCGGAAGTTCGTGCAGCTGTATTCGCAAACATTGCTTTTGCAACGGGTAACAGTGGTTCTACAACTACTGGTATTTCTTCTGCAACAGCTGATTTGAATACAATCGCAACCACCAACACATTGGCGTTAAGAATTATGGGCATCCAAGATGATCCAGATAATTCTGACTTCACTGCTGCTGGTATCCCACTAATCGTTCGTATAAACAACCACTTCAATGCGCCTACTGGCTCTATTGCAGCGGGTA